CGCACACTTGGAGCCTCTTCTCCAAATTCATCTTTAGCCCAATCCTCAAGGCTAACCATTCTGGACATAATCAAACCTCATTACCGGACATTATTATTCCGCCATACTGATTAGCGCAGGGCCATTACTGCTTCCATCAACCCCATGAAACACCTTTGCGTGCTTACCTTCCTGGTAGCCAAGATATTTAGCATGAGAGGGGCAGTCATCGTCTTTACTGTTACGGGTCTTGGCTTTACCCATGCCCTCATCTCTCAGTTTCTCCGCGTAGGCACTCATTTTGGCCTCCTGCTCTTCATCGATGACCAGCTCTTTCACTGCGTGATAGGCACCAGAGGCCCAGCCCTCACAAAATTGGTCAGCCAGTGCCGCCTTTCGCTTCGAGGCAAGCCAACTTTCGCAGTGCTCGTTGATGAACTTTTTTCGCGCCTGCTTAATCTGGCGTGTCAGAACGTCGAAAATGTACGCAGCTGCAACATCACGGTTATCCAACCCGTAAAAACTAACGACGCGTTTGTAGCGGTAGCCAGAGGTTGCTCTCCAACCCACAAGGCACTTAACAGCGAACGCCTTTTCGATGGTTTGAGTAAGGTAGATCATGTAAAGAGGTAGTTTCTCTGCATCACTTGGAGAGCTTTTGCTATCGCTGGTGCTGATTTCAGAGAACACGACCTCTGATTCACTCAGGCCATGCTCACGCATGAATGCCTGCGCTTTTGACATGGCACTGGCAGCTTCTGCAGGGCTACTGGTGTTCTCTGCCAGACGAATCAATTTTTGGATTTTGGAGAGGTATTTCTTTTTAGCGGATGCGTCCATCACGCACCATCCTTACTGGCACGAAGCCAAATACAAACCGCACCGTCTTCAGTGTCATGGATGGAGCCAACAAACCAGCCTTCACCTTCAGGACTTTCCGGTTGCCAGGCAGAGATATCGCAACCATCCACATTGGGGTCGATCATGTCTTCATCACGATACTCAACACGCCACTGCAAGCCGTGCTCAGACATCCACTGGTCAAATTCGGCATTAGGAATAAATTCACGACCGTCACAGAACGCCAGATAATCAGGGTGAGACCAATAGCCATATTGATCACGCTGAACTTCTAGGGGCTTAATGCTCATTACATACTCTCCTTACCGGCGCGAAGTCGGGCGGCGAAATGCTCAGCCTTTTTGCCGACAAAGGTGTCATCGTGAGCGCAGTTGCTTTCCCAGTGCTTGGCAAACATCGCCACACCCTCAGCCCGCACAGAGTTGAGGTAGATGTTGGTGGCTGTCTGTTTAAGCACCTGCATTGCGTCGTACAGCAATGACTGTGCTGGATTAAGTGAATTCTGTACGGCGTGATAACCCGCCGCACTGTATTGACCAATCAGGCGCTCAATTATTTCTCCACGAACTGCATTCTCAGCCATCAACGCGTCACGCTCTGTATTAAGAGCAGCGTAGCGTTCATAACTTACATAACGACCTGCTTTATGCTCTAACATTCCCCGCAAACCATTATGGGAATAACGTTTAACTTCACTCATCCCTAACTCCTTAACCCATACATTCCATGTAAATCCCGCTGGCAATCAGTCGGGCGCGTCGTTTAGCTGCAGCACGGTGGCGCTTGATAGCCTCCTCTGACCGGTCATTACTCTGGTTAATGACCATTGGCGGTAATGCCTGCGGGGCAACCCGGCGTGGACGTCTGATCAGCGTGTAGGTGCGGTCGATAGAGTCGCCACCGAGACAGACCGGATTGGAAGCCTCAACCCGCAGCGTTTTGCCGCCATGCCGCATCGTATTAATGATTAGGCGATTGAACTCACGCAGGCTCATGCCAAATCGTTCCGCCAGCTCTTGGCTTGTCGCCGGGCCTTTTGATAGCTGCCACGCTAATTTCTCGCTGAAACCGGCGTTCGGACCGTTGCTGCGGCGATATTGGGCGAGTTTTTTCATAGTTGCGCCTCCTGCTGAGCAGGGCGGGAACATGCTGGTGAGTGAGTTGATGGCATTCTGGTGCGCGCGGTGCGTTTAAGGTTGAGCTGCGAAACCAGCCTCGGTGTGTAATCGCCAGGGGTGTTACAGATGAGGCGTGGCTGGGGGTATTCGTCGAAAATTTCAGTAATCAGGTCGTCGATGTCCTGGATCATAATCGTTTCCTCGATTATGGCTGGTGGGCTACTGCAATAGCCCTCCGCCGTTTCTCCACACTAAAAATTTTGTGAGAGGAGCGCACACTCAGCGGAGCTGAGATCGTCATTCCTCAACGCAGTTTTATGGCAAAACGGATGTTCGCATTTACGGACGAAATGGTCAATAAAATTAGTTCGTTTTTACGGACGCGGGCGGGTGGGGCCGTTTCTACGGCCATTTATGAGGTGTCTTTTGAAGGGGGCTATGGCAGTTTTGTTTGGACCGATACGCCAGTTGCAACGATCTGAGAAAGTGATTCTAACTCAATGGTTTTATAACCAGAATTTACGGGGGCGAGATATGCGCTCGGGCCATCGATCACTAACCGTTTAATCACCGCTGCATTACCAACGTTTGCCAAAACAATTTGACCTGATTTGGGCGTTGTATCGGGATCGAAAATGACTATAGCTCCCTCTGGTATGAGGCCAGCCATTGAATCATTGTCCATTTCTACAGAGAACGCATGGGGGGATACGTCATCAGTAACGGTAGTCCATTTTGAAAATTTGGGATTTTGAATCATTAGATTTCTCCAGTCCCCCGCCTGCGACAGCGAGATTAGAGGGATTCTCTGGACTGGCCTTTGATCCATCTCAGTCCTGTTACTCCTTTGTGAGTAGTTCCCGCCATTTATTAACCAAGTTTCCGTCACGTTTAGAATACTAGCCAATTTGGGAATATGTGTTGCGGAAGGGTTATTGTTGCCATTGACCCACTGGCTCACCGTACTTTTTGAAGCTCCGGTTCCAGCCACAAGATCTCTACTGCGCAGATTGAGTTCCTGCATCCTACTCACGATGCGATCGCTTATGGTTTGATGAAATGGCTGCTTCATTGCTGTCCGCTTTTCTGAACTATCAAAGTTTGAATTATTGACCAGACTGCATCCGTTGACTTAAACTCAATTCGTTCGCTTTTACGGATGAGAGGGTTATGAATAAATCAGAAGTTTTAAGCTATTACGGTGGAGTTACAGCAACTGCGCGATATCTAAACATCGCGAAATCCAGCGTTAGCGGGTGGTCAGACCCAATCCCATGGAAATTTGCGCTGCTGTTATCCGAAGTTACAAACAACAAGCTCAAGTTCGTTTCCAGTGATTATCCCGAACTGGTGCCGCTTTTTGAACCACAGCCGGGGGTGGAACAGCGTGGGTAATGAACTGAAATGGAAAGCTGAACGACAGCCAGCGTGGCTGATTAAAGCCATCCGCAAAACTGTTGCCGGTCTGGCTGGTGGATATTCAGAAGCCGCTGAGATTCTGGATGTTACCGAGGACGGCATTCATAACAGGCTGCGCAATGGTGGCGATCAGTTGTTTCCGATTGGCTGGTCGATGGTTTTGCAGCAGGCAGCTGGTAGTCATCACATTGCAAACGCCATAGCCAAAACGTCTGGTGGCGTGTTTGTGCCACTACCGGATGTCGAGCTGGTGGATTACGGCGATATCAATCAGCGACTGCTGGAAGCAATCGAGCAGATCACCAGGTACTCACAGCAGGTAAGGGCAGCTATTGAGGATGGAGTGGTTGAACCGCATGAGCGTGAGGTGATTGACGAGGAGCTACACCGTGCCATTACCAAATTACAGGAGCACACGACGCTGGTTTACAGGGTTTTTTGTGCCCCAGAAAAGTGAAAGCGCCAGGTTGCAGCCCGGCGCTTTCGGCGACTACATCAATTAGTGTGGAGAAATAATCGCGTGAATAATTTAAACAGATCCCCGGATTTTCCGCAATTCCGTTGCCTGCCCATGACGGGCGGGCGCAGTCGGCAGCCATTCCGTTATGTGTCGAATTTACAGGGCGTGAGCAATTTGGTCACCCGCGACTACATAGAGCGAGCTGTGGGTGACTACCTCAGAAAATCAAATCAATCAGGGGGCTAAATGCCCCAGCTATCAGACGAAATTATTCAGCCGTGGGTCGCGCGCTATACCGATCCACGCGGTGTGATTGTTGAAACCATAGGCGTTGATGTAACGAATAATCGGGTGCTTTTCAGGCGTCCAGGTTACCCGTACGTCTGCGTTCAGCCCCGTAACATATGGGGTAAGAAGTTCAGGAGAGTTAGTGATGAGCGTTAAATTGTCTGCATACGTCTGGGACGGTTGCGCGGCGTCAGGTATGAAAATCACCAGTGTGGCCATCATGGCGCGCCTGGCTGATTTCTCCAGTGATGAGGGTATCTGCTGGCCGTCAATCGCGACCATAGCCCGTCAGATTGGCGCAGGCTCCAGCACGGTGCGCACCTCGATACGCAAATTAGAAGCCGATGGCTGGCTGACCAGCACTACGCGGCGTAAGGGGAACCGTAACACGTCGAATATATATCAGCTGAACGTCAGGAAACTGCGTAATGCGGCCTATGCTCACCAGCCAGAATCTGACGCATCAGATTCTGACCCATCAAAATCTGATGCATCAAAAACTGACACATCAAAATCTGATGCATCAAATTTTGACCCCTCAAATTTTGACCCGTCGGAATCTGGCAAAAATCCAGGTTTTCACCCGCCAGAATCTGGCGACGATCCGTCAGTAAATTCAAAACATGATCCATTAGATAAAAACCCTATATGTCCTAGAGCTACGCCCCCGGACGTTCTGCCTGTGGATAAACCCCTGTCTGGTGATTCAGACGCGGTGGTGTACAGCCCCAAAAGAACCATGTGGGGCAGCGATGAGGATTTGAAATGCGCGCAGTGGATATGGGAGCAGATCATCCACCTCTACGAAAAAGCCGCAGAAACAGACGGCGAGCTGGCGAGACCAAGAGAACCCAACTGGACCGCGTGGGCTAACGACGTGCGCCTGATGTGCTCACAGGACCAGCGCACTCACTACCAGATTTGCAAGATGTTCAAACGTGTTCAGAGCGATCCGTTCTGGTGCCGGAACATCCTAAGCCCTTCAAAGCTCCGCGAAAAATGGGATGAGCTGGTACTCAGGCTCGGCCCTGTTCAGCGGTCAATCACAGACATTTCACCAGTGGATCACGCCACCCCAGAAGGGTTTCGCGGTTAATACGGAATATTAAATATGACTACGTTATCGAAAATTTACGACAACAAATCTAAAACTGAAACGAACATCACTACTCGCAAAACCTACCTGCTGGGCGTTGATGAACTCTATGTCGAGATTGGTTACAACATCCGGGAAATAGATCAGACCCACGTCGAGGAGTTCCGCGATGCCTACATCGCTGGTGAGCATGTGCCTCCGCTCGCTGTACAGGTAACAGAGCAGGGCATAAAAATCATCGATGGTCATCACCGTTACTACGGGGCCAAACTGGCGCAGAAGGACGGTTATGAAATTCGCCTGGAGTGCAAAGATTTTGTAGGCAGTGAGGCGGACCGCATCGCCTTCATGGTCACATCCAGTCAGGGGCGTGCACTGGAACCTCTGGAGAGAGCAGCTGCATATCAGCGCCTGATTAATCAGGGCTGGGAACCGGCGCAGATTGCCAAAAAAGTTAAACGCTCGATCACTGACGTTGAAAACCACCTGGCGTTGCTGACCTCTGGCGATGAGCTGATCGCATTGGTAAAAAACAAAGAGGTTGCCGCCACTACCGCTGTCGCGCTGGTTCGTGAGCATGGCGCGTCAGCGGGCAAAGTAGCGAAGACTGAGCTGGAAAAGGCAAAAGCAACGGGTAAGAAGAAATTAACTAAAGCCGCCGCCATGACTCAATTCAGCGCAAGACATACCCGTCAGCTGCTAGAGCTGTTAGCCCTAAACTCTCAGGTAGAGCAAGACGAGGAGGGCGCACGTATTACCCTGACGTTTGAAACTGACCTGCAAGCAGCAGAGCTGATGGATATCATCGAGCTAGCCAAAGAGCATTACGGAGTTGCAGCCATATCCGCCGAACAACCGGCAGAGAACGGTGACGACCTGCCACTGTTGAAACACGAAATTCTGGCGCAGAGCGGCGTTGAGGTTTGGGCCTGCGTTCAGGCCGCGTTCAAAATGAAAAATGAATACACCTATGCAGAATCCAAATACGCGCATACATGGGCGGCTGATTCTATTGAAAACCCCCAGCACGTCGTGATCCCACAGGAAACCATCCAGACAGCCCTACGCCTCATCCAGCAGCATGAGGATGAGCAGGCCATCAAACGGTGGCTGTCAGAGCAGCATGACGACCCGGAGCTGGTGGAGGAACGGTTGCAGCGGTTCACGGCGGTTCTGTCAGAATTTCGCATAGATAACCCAAGCACTGTTCAGGAGTTTACCGCGCTGGCGGAGCAGACCAGCCGGGATTCCTGGTCAAACATCTGCAAGCTGCGTAAGGCCGTCAGTGAGGTTGCTGGTCAGTTGACTATCTCGAAAATGGGAGAGGTGCAATGAAATTTGACCTTTTTACCATGCCGGCGATATGTTCGGCCATCTTGTTGCTTAGCGGTTGCCTCAGCTGGCTCCCTATCAGCTGCAAGGCTTATTGATACACATGCCCAACATTACTCTCTGAGACGCCGGAAGGATTGAGATACGACATCTTTTTTAATCAAAGTAAAGAGGATGGTATGAAACTGACCTTGTCATTTAAGAGAACATCTAACACGTTCTGGTAAAAGATAGTAAAGTGATATTTCAGCGCTTGAGGGCTAAACTTGTCAAATGAATACCCCTCCATTTTAAGCTAAGTGGTAGGTTGTAAAGAAGTTAATATTGTGCAAGGTTGGAGGGGTTATCAGAAGCGGTGTAAATTACACCGCTATTTTAATCTAAAGAGATTGTAAGTAATCAAGCTCTCTCTTTAGCTCTTGGTTGAAAAGAGATATTAACTCTTTGATTTTTTCTTGTTGACTCTCGTCGGCTTTAAGTTTTAATAATGCCAGGCTGTTAGCGTAATTATGTACATAAGGATAGAAACTAATATGCTCCCTTATTCCCATTTTCTGCATAGGATTGTAAAGGTAAAACCGATCTAAAATACTTAATTTAGGATGGTGTTTGTTTTTTTTGGAAATGTATTTTCGTGAAAGATTTAATATTTCGGCTGTTGTTTTAAGTTCTACTTTAAAATGCCTATCGTTATGCCTGGGTATTTTTATTGCACGTCCTTTGAATTGCTTCAGATTTGAAATATTTACTTTATGTTCTTTGCTTGCTCCGGTTAACATCATTGAAAGTTCGTTTTCTGTATGTTCAGTATAGTTTTTAAAGGAGTTCTCAAGATGTTTTTTTGCAGGGTTTTCATAATTTAATAATATTGAAAAAAACAAACTTACGTTCATTCGACGAGTAATGAATTCTGATGGCAGAGATGAATAAGTAGAGCGCTGAATTTGAGATTGAATGTTGAGTAAGAAGTTTTTTCTATATTTATTGTAAAAAACCATTGATAAATGACGATGGAGGAACTGGCGTTCACTTATAACGGCAGGGAAAAACAAATCATTTTTGAAGAAATCAAGTTTTTGTAATAGTGTCCTTAATTTGTGCCTGTCAATATGATCGATGCTTTTGTATTTCAATCCAAATATAGCGACGATTATTTTCGCTCTGTCTGATAAATTATTAGCGAGTTGCTCTGCATAGTCCTTCTTCCCGCTTATGTCTGATTCGGGGCCATAAAATTCTTTGTCGATATAGTTTAGTGTGTGATAAATTTGTCTCACGAAAGCTGATAGGTTATTGTCTCTTACTATTAAGTTGTAGACCTGATCTAAATAAAGGTCTGGCTCAAGATTATTAGCTAAGTATGTATTATCTTTAAGGTATGATTCAATTTCATTATGCATCTCATCACACCTTTCAAACAATAGTGAGAGCCATTGTTTAAATGTTGTTTTCTTAGCTTCATATAAAGACTCGCGAGTTAATTCCACAGCTGTGAAGGCCGCTTTAGCACTCGACCTTGCTTCATAGGCAGCCCATGATGTGGCAAAAAATGCAAGTGCAGTAGCAAGGGCTCCTATAATTTCGATCTCGCTAACAATTATGTTCCAGAAAATGATGCTAAGCAAAATTACTATTGACATTAATATAGCAGGCATGCTTGTCCTTAACGATGTAAGCTTGGTTTGAGAATTCAGTGATACTATATATCTTTTGAGTGTGGTTTAGCTATTGATGTTAGTGTTATTTAATAAATTTTTTAAGAAAAATCTAAAGAAGTATTAAGCATGAAACCAATCAGGCAGCTGAAGTTGAAAATTATTGTTCAATTATGCCTATATAAATAGCTTGCGATAATCTCTAAGCTATTTGTGATAGTATAATCTTTACCAAATCTTTAAAGTATCTAACTAGCGTTGCAGCGTCTAGTGAAAACACAGCACTACACAATCATTTTTTAATTAACCTCTTGAGGTTTATCTTTCAGGATATTATAGGATTTTGTCGCACTTAGGCTTTTTGGCCTCTTTGCTAAGTGTGGTTTTTTCAGGTTTTGAGAATGCTGAGTGAGGCTCGGCATTATATTTTTTGAAAATAAAGGGTGTGGAGAAAAAATGCTTAAGACGTTATACACGGCAGTTGATGATGATTTAAAACTAAGAACACTTGAAAAATTTTGGCTTCAGGGGAAGTTGAAAATGTGGGGCAGCTGGTCAGCTATCAACGATTGCCCGCAGGCCCCAGACATGTTCAAAAAACTGCTTAAACGCTACGTCGTCACAAACAACGATTTGAGCAATATCCTAAAAAAACTCCGGCGCATAGGCTGTTCTGCGGAGCTGGAATCATGGCTGGAAAACACGATGCGTGAGAGTTTGCGATCAAACCTGACATTTTGCACAGATGAGGAGGGGCTATTAATGGACCGAACCATAGCCGCTGTATTCAGGGGCGACCAGCCATTGCGCAGACTGATTGAAAAACATTTTCGGGGCCGTCAGAGTCTGCGCGATTTAGCAGAGGAGTTACACGAAAATAACCCCGACTGGAGTTATTCAACATGCCGACGACGCATAACAAAATGGATGTCAGTTGCTGAATATATGCTGTACCAGCCATTGAGTGAGGCGTTTGAACTAAACGCCAAAAGATTTTACTTGAATAGTGAGCCAGTGACTGATTAAATAAGTGTATGCTTCGCACGATTGCATCCGCAAGCAACCCTCTTTAAGACCCGCCTCAGAGCGGGTTTTTTTATTCCTGGTTTTTACCTGTTCCTATTTGTGAAATAAATGTGATGCAAAAAATAACGATGCCCGGCGTTGATTTATTCAATGCCGATTGTTTGCGCGTGCTGAAAACCATGCCAGACGATTCAGTTGACCTGATTGTTACCGATCC